ATGTCTCATTTGCCCTTGAAAGACATTGTTGTTCCTGAGCGGCTGCGGCCTGTGCATCAGGATTGGATTGAGGTTCTTGCCAGCTCGCTTGACGAGCTTGGCCTGAAAGAGCCGATTGTTGTTCGTGAGGTCAAACGCGGGCGCTCCAAACAGATTGAATTGGTGGCGGGTGCACACCGTCTGGCGGCTGCTGAAAAGCTGGGCTGGGAGGAGATCCCTGTTTCTCAGGTGGAAGCTTCTGACCTTGAAGCCAAGCTGATTGAGATTGACGAGAACCTGATGCGGCGGGAGCTGTCGCCGCTGGATCGGGCTGTGTTTTTGACTGCCCGCAAAGAGGTTCATGAAGAGCTATATCCGGAAACACAACATGGCGGCGATGTAAAGAGCGCTGATTTTAAAGAGAAAAATCAAGTCGCCAAGTTGGCGACACGATTTTCCAAGGCAGCTGCTGAGAAGACTGGTCTTTCTGAGCGCTCTATTCAACGAGCTGTATCGATCATCTCAAGGCTTCCACCGGATGTGATTGAGCTGGTTCGCCAGACGGATCTTGCTGAGAGTGGCAAGGAACTGGAAGCGCTGGCGAAAAAAGAGCCTGCTGCACAACGGGCGATCCTGAATGTGATTGCGGATGGCAATGCCACGAAGGTTTCTCAGGCGGAAGTGCTGCTGAGCATGAAGAGCAGCATGGCCCCGGTGAGTGAAGAGGAAAAGGCTTTCCGCACCTTGCTTGCCAGCTGGAACCGGCTGGGGCGCAAGCGGCGCAGGAGCTTTCTGGATGCTCTGGGACTGGAAGCCAGTGATGCTGTGCTTGATGCCAAGGTGAAGGACTAGCGCCATGGCTCGTAACAGACCCAGACGACAGCCCCATGATGATCGCCAGTTCGATATGTTTGGTGCCAATGGTGAACCCGCGCAGGCTTTGTTTCCGGTACGTACGCCCAAGCGCGACATTGAGTGCATGGACTTTTCCGCCAAGTTAAAGCGGGCGATGTCTGACGCTTTGAAGGAATGCGCGTATAGCCGCGAAGATGTAGCGGCGCGGATGGGCACCATTTTGGGCCTGCCGAAGTTCAGCAAGGGCATGCTGGACAAGTACACCTCGGAAAGCAGCGAGGCTCACCAGATTTCTCTGTTGCGTTTCAAAGCTTTTGTGAAGGCCACGGGCTGCAACTGGTTGTGGCAGCTGGTGGTGGAAGATGACGAACTGACCCTGATGCAAGGGGAAGAAGCCCGCTTTGCTCAAATTGGTGTGCTGAAGCAGAAAATCATTAAGGACCAGCAGATTTTGAAAGACCTGGAACGGTCACCTGTTGAGCTGCGCAGAGGACGGAGACGATAGATATGTTGCAAGAATGGTTTGAAGTTTCCGAACTGCTCGGAGTGCAGGTTTCTGGATGGCCCGAGACTGTGATGGGCATGAGCCGTTTGATAGACCGTGAAGGCTGGCGCAACCACGCTGAGCGGTGCCGGGAGCGTGACGGGCAAGGTGGTGGTTTTGAATACCATGTGAGCCTGTTGCCTGCGTCTGTGCAAGCCAAGTTGCTGGCGCAATCCGGGGCCATCAAGATCAAAGAGAAAGGCGCGGCGACCAGTGACGCCTGGGCGAACTATGAGCGCCTGTCTGAGAAGAAGAAACAGGATGCCAAAGAACGTTTGAGCGTGGTTGCCCGCATTGACACCATGCATCGCGGCGGGATGAGCAAAACCCATGCGGTTGCTTTTGTTGCAATGGAAACGGGTATTGCGGGTTCAACCCTTTGGAACTGGGAGAAGCTAACCCACGGCTATGCACGGGAAGACTGGCTGGCGGTGCTGACGCCCAAAAATCCGGGCCGCACGGCAACAGCTGAGTGTGACCCTCGTGCCTATGAGATGCTGAAGGCGGATTACCTGCGCCCTGAGGAGCCGGGATTTGCGGCGTGTTACCGGCGCATGAAGGAAGCCGCTGATCACCATGGCTGGACGCCTGTGCCAAGCGCGAAGACGTTGAAGCGGCGCATAGAGCGTGACGTGCCAGCGGGGGCGATAATGCTGTCGCGAAAAGGCAAGGATGCAGCCAAGCAATTGTATCCAGCACAGGAGCGGGACCGTTCTGTGTTCCATGCCATGGAAGCGGTGAATGCGGATGGTCATAAATTCGATGTGTTCGTTGTTTGGGAAGATGGCAGCATTGGTCGCCCGTTGATGCTGGCCCTGCAGGATCTTCATTCCGGCAAGATGCTGTCTCATCGCATTCAGAAGAGCGAGAACAAGGACGCTGTGCGCCTTGCCATTGGCGACATGGTGGAGAGCTTTGGTATTCCTGACAGCATCTATCTGGACAATGGCCGCAGCTTTGCTTCCAAGTGGATTACCGGGCGGATGCCAACCCGGTTCCGGTTCAAGGTGAAGGATGAAGACCCTTCCGGCATCCTGCATACACTGGGTGTTACCGTGCACTGGACCACGCCTTATTCGGGCCAGTCCAAGCCGATTGAACGTGCCTTTCGGGATCTGTGTGAGGAGATCGCCAAGCACCCGAAATGCGCCGGGGCTTACACGGGCAACAACCCGATGGCAAAGCCTGAGAACTACGGTTCCAAGGCTATTCCGATTGCCGAGTTTGAGCAGCATGTGGCTGAGCAGATTGTGCGTCACAACACCCGTGAGGGTCGCCGTGCCGGTTGCTGCAATGGCCGTTCGTTTGAGCAGACGTTCCGGGCATCGCTGGCAGATCCTTCGACCATCGTTCGAACGGCTTCCGAAGCACAGCGCCGCTTGTGGCTGATGGCTGCTGAAGGGGTTAAATCCCGCAAGCCATCGGGTGAAATTCATCTCAATGGAAACCGTTATTGGGCTCCTGCGATGAATGAGCAGGCGGGTTCTAAAATGATCGTGCGGTTTGACCCTGACAATCTGCATAACGGGATCTTTGTTTACCGGCTGGATGGCTCGTTTGTGTGTGCAGCCGAGTGCATTGAAGCGGTTGGCTTTAATGACACCAATGCAGCCCGCGAACATGCCCGCAAGCGGAACGCTTACATGAAGGCGATGCGTGAAACTCAGCGCCTTGAGGTTTCCATGGGCATTGATGAGGTCGCAAACCTGTTGCCGAAGATTGAGAAGGAGCAGGAAGAGATGCCAGAGCAGCGTGTGGTGAAGCTGGCCGTTGGTCAGGATCGTCCGGTTCCTGAAGGACCGGCATGGGATGAGGATGCTGACAAGAGTTTTGGCCGAGCTATGGCGGCCATGAGTAATTCGAGTAGTCGCGTAGTGCCCTTCCAGAGCGGGGCAGATAGCTGAGGAGATGCGTGCAGGCATCTCCCCAACAGATTGAGGCGTCCGAAAACGGACCTTAGACAGACGGAATAAAACATGAGCGATCGAATGAAACAAGTCTGGGATCTGGTTGATCCGATTACCGAGATCCCTGAAAAGCAGAAATGGGCGTGGCTGGATGCGCGTGTTGCAGCGAAGAAATACGCTGAAAAGAAAGGGCTTTCCAAGGCAGCGTTTGCCCGTGAAGTGGACATTGCAGCGGCTACATTTTCCGAGTGGTTTTCCGGTAAGTATCGTGGGGATTATACCAAAACCACTGATGCGGTGCGCCTGTTCGTTGATAACCAGCACAGCTTTGAACAGACTGAAATGCAAGTTCCTGAGGATCTGGGATATGTGGAAACGCCCACCTCAGAGAAGGTGATGAGCGCTCTACAGTTTGCCCAAAGCATGCCTGAAATGGTGGTGATTACTCTGGGTGCTGGCATGGGCAAAACCATGACGGCACGCAAATATGTTGAAGATCACTCTCACACCTATCTGGTGACTATGCGGCCAACCACATCCACACCAGCTGCTATGGTGCGTGAGATCGGTATGGCGATGGAAATTAATGAGCGGAACCTGCTCCTGCTGAGACATGCAATCGGTTTGCGGGTTCAGCGCAATGGCCGCAAGCCTATGCTGATCATTGATGAGGCTCAGAACCTTTCTGATAATGCAGTCAACGAACTGCGAGATTTTCTTGATCGGTATGGGTGCGGCATTGCTCTGATCGGCAATGAAGAGCTTTACACCCGCTTTGGCGGTGCTCAGCCCAAGGCTGCATATGCGCAGATCAACCGCCGCACTGGAATGCGCGTGCGCCAGATGCGTCCTACCAAACAGGACGTGGCTGTGATCGTGGATGCCTGGGACATTGAAGATGTAGAAGCCCGCAAGATACTGCATGCCATTGGCCGCAAGCCTGGTGCTCTTTCCCAAGTCTCTAAAACAGTTCGATTGGCTCACATGCTGGCCTTTGGAAATGGCGGCAAGGTAGACGCAAAAACCATCCGCGCAGCCTGGTCTAACCGTGGGGGAGAAGAGCTATGAGTGCAGCCCTTGTCCGCCAGCTAGAGACACTGGAAGTCTGGTTCCGCGAATACACCAGGCGTGGTGAGGCATTCTCTCAGCACAGTGCTGATGCTTTTGGTGCGGGGCTCAAATGCGCCATTGAGACAGCCAAGGCAAGCCAGCAGACACCAGCAAAAAGCGCCCTGCAGATCCAGAAACTTCTGCTTGATTTAAAAGGATTGATTTCATGAGTAACGAAACACTCATCCCTGAGGGTTGCTGGAAGAATGCCAAGGGGCATTTCATTCCCCTCTCAGTAATTACAATTCCCAAGCAGCTTGAAAGCGAATTGGTGGAGCGCCTGTGCACTCAGGCTAAAGATGCTCATCGCACTATGAAGGTGCTGAAAGCAAACTCCATCAGTGAAGTGGACAGTTTCCGCGATCTGCTTGCAGCTCAATTTGAGCTGTCACGTGGCGGCGAGAAAGGCAACCTCACGCTGCATAGTTACGATGGGGCTTTCAAGATCGTAAAGCAGTGTTCAGAGCATATCGGTTTTGGACCTGAACTTCAGATTGCCAAACAACTGATTGATAAATGCATCAATCAGTGGAGCGAAGGGGCCAACGAGAACCTTAAGATCATCGTCAATCGTGCGTTTGAGGTGGACAAGAAGGGCAAGATTTCAACGGCCAGAGTTCTGGAACTGCGCACCTACAAGATTGATCACCCTGATTGGGTGCAGGCGATGGAAGCTTTGAGTGAAGCCGTCATTGCGATGGATACGGCTACGTATATCCGCTTTTACGAACGCAACGAGCTGACTGGTGAGTATGAGCCCATCGTGCTGCATATGGCGAAGGTTTGAGGAGGTTGGTGATGAGAGCGAATTTAGATGCCCTGCGTTCTTGTGCGCAAGACAATCTGGAAGCCATTCAAAGTCACTGGGCAAAACAGGGCTATTTGATCACTGGCAAGATTGAATATCGCATCAGCGCAGATGGTACCGGCTACTTTGCTGTGATTACGGATCTGGTGAATGGCCGTCCCTGGAACTTCAAGCAGCGTCACCTGGAACAGATGAAGCAGCACCAGACACAAGGGAGAATGATGTGATGGCACGTTACAGAGTTGAGATGAAAAGCACGGTGTTGATTGACATTGATGAGAGCAAGTTCACCGATGAGTTCATGGAGCAATACCGCCAGTTGATTGATCCGGGTTTCTGTGAGGTTCGTGATCATGCGGGATTGTTGGCTGAACTTGCAGTGGGGGGCATTATTGAAAACGGCTGCTTTGTTGAAGGTTACGGAGACTTGAACCAGCAAGGCATCCAACTTGTTGAGCTGCCAAAGATTGAAACAGAAGCCATCCTGCGCGATGGCGAGCATATTTAGGGGGATGGGATGAGCACTCCACATAAACGCCTCTATGCAGCGAAGAAAGCCGCGAACCTTGATGACGAAACCCTGCACGATTGTCTGGAGGCTTCCATTGGTCGCCGCTCTGCCAAGGGCCTGACCATGATCGAGTGCAACAAGGCGCTTGGTTACATGGAGGCCAAAGGGCATGGCGTTAAGGCGCAAGGCTCTACACAGATCAGCGGCCCCTTTGGCGGCAAAGCTGTGGCGCTGTGGCTGAGTGCCTGGAACCTTGGCATCATTCAGGACAAGACAGACAAGGCGTTACTGTCTTGGGTGAAGCGTCAGACCAAGATTGAGCACATCAACTGGGTGGACGGAGAAGACGGGTCCAAGGTGATTGATGCGCTGAAGGGCTGGATCAAACGGGATGCTGGCGTTGACTGGAGCACTGACAAAAAGCTGCCGTCCGTTTACAATCGCCCTGAGTTCAAGGTGTTCTGTGCTCAGGTGGCGCTTTTGAAGCAACGTGATGTGATACCGGCCCATCACAAGTTTGGCCTCATCACTCATTCCATTGTTGGCAAAGGCGATGTTCAGCAGCTGAACGGTCAGGACTGGATCAAGCTTATGAACGCACTAGGAGCAAAAGTGCGGGCTTGTCTGGTTCGGGAGGCACACTGATGCAGGTTCTTTCCTATTCCTCAGTTCAGCCAGGTAAGCTCTTCTGCTGTCAGGTAATAGCCGATACCGAGCTTCTCGTATGTGACCTTTATGTTTGCCGCACATTCAGACTTGTTCTCGAAATCCTGACAAGCAGTTGCTGCTTTGACACGGTCAGCTTTCGAGAGCTTTTCAGTGTGAACATAAAGCAAGCCTCGAACGCCTATCTGCTTTTGAGCAGAACATTGAATCATTTCAAGGCTAGAGCCTACGGCATGACAATTTTCAATTGTGGTCTGCTGGTTCAGCGAGGCGTCATCTTCCAGCATATAATCAATCAGCACCTGATTATCAGCAGCATACGCGGCACCCGAAAGCAAAAGTGTTGCTGTGGTAATGACTTGTTTCAGCATTTTGAAAGTTCCCAAAAGAATAAAGCGGCTGAACGAGAATACACACCTAAGGCAAGTGCATTAAAGTTAAAAACACTCAGCAGTTTCGGTGAATATTATGGCTGATGCTTTGCCTCCTGTTTTGAACGAGATCCGCGAGGTGGCTGGCTTGCCTGCTGCCCTTGAGATTGCGCATCGGTTTGGCGGGAGCCGGGTTTTTATTCCCTCTTACCCCTCCGCAGATAACTGGTTGCAGGAAACCGTGGGCGAGAGTGCTGCAAAAAAGATCTGCGACCATTACCGCATTATCAATGCAGGTGGCAGGGCCATGGGGATCTATATTGAAATTCCTCTGGGGCCGACCGGACAACAAGCCAGCACACATGCCCGCGTGCAGCAATATCTTCAAGAGGGTTTGTCTGCCGATGAGGTTGCCCGCCGACTTGGCATCCACCGCAGAACTGTGCTAAGGCAGGCGGTACGAATACGAGATCCCAGACAAGCGGATCTCTTTGAATTTTAGAGCTGGTGACACATGTCACCGGCTCTTTTTTTTATACGTCAGGCACTTTGCAAACACCTAAACACTCATGTTTGCAAAGGCACATCGCCCATGTCCTCCGCGTCTCCAATCGTACAGCAGTTACGTCATTTCAAGGTTAGTGCTGCCAGCAGCGACATCATCTCCAAAGTCTCCAAGGAGCAAGGTTTTGATGAGTACCTGTTACGGGCTCTGCTGATTGTTGAGAGCAAGGAAGCAGCCTGTGATGATCAAGGGCGCATTCATCTCCTTCCTGAAAAACATATCTTCTGGCGTAAGCTTCCAAGTCAGTTGCGCAGCACGGCTGTTGCTGCAGGTCTGGCAACCAAGAAATGGTCCAAGGGCAACTATAAGGGCCTTGGCAAAGCCGGGTCAGACGCCCGCTGGGACAGGCTGGAGCGCATGGCGCTGGTTGATGAAACCGCAGCTCTGTTGTCCGCCTCCTACGCCAAGCCTCAAATCATGGGCTTTAACTACAAGCTGTGCGGATACCATTCGGTCAAGAGCTTTGTCATCGCGCTGGCAAGTGAGGAAGCGGCTCAGGACAAAGCCTTCGTAGATTATCTGCTCAACAGCGGCCTTGCAGAAGATATCCGGGCCAAGGACGTTCGTGCGATTGTGCGCCGCTATAATGGAGCTGGGCAGGTTGATTATTACAGCCGCAAAGTTTTGCGTGTTTATGCGAAGCTGACCGGCGAGCCCTTGCGGCTTGAGGAAACATCCAAGCGGGCTGGCATGTTACGCTTGGGTGCAAGTGGTCAGCCCATTGAAAACTTCCAGCGCCGCCTTTCTGATCTTGGGTATCACGTCAACCCAGATGGCGACTTTGGCGATGCAACGCGCCGTGCAGTTGTTGCTTTCCAGGTGGATCACGGATTGAAACCAGATGGTCTGGTTGGCCCTAAAACGGCTGCGATGATGAAACGTGCCGTCCCACTTTCCGAGAAGACCACGAACCCCCGCCAAAATCTGAAGGTCAAGGATCTTCGCGCAAAGGGCTCTCAGACCGTTAAGCAGGCAGACCGGATGACCGTTCTGGGCGGCGGTGTGGTTGCTGTTGGCGGGGTGGCTGAGGTCGCTGAACAGGTATCTGACAGCTCATTACTGGATAACCTTACTGGCCTTCAGGATGTGATCTGGACGCTGAACAGTTCTCTTTCTCCTCTTCTGGATCTGATCGGCTCCAACAAATGGTTGATGGTGGCTGCTGGTGGGGCTGCTGTTTTGTATGTGGCCTACCAGATCAAGCAGCGCCGCCTGCTGGATGCAAAGAGCTGGAGGCATGTTGGGTGATTGCCTTCTTCACATCTCTGGCGTCTTCCAGGCTAGGCCGCGCCTTCCTTAAATGGGCGATTATTGCCGCGTTGGCGGGCCTGCTTTTACAGCGTGTTTTTTCGATGGGCGGGCAAAGCGAACGTAACCGGAGCCTTGAAACCTCTCTCCTGATTTTGAGAAAAAGGAACGAAATTGATGCGGATATTTCTCGTCATTCTGATGCTGATCGCCGTCGCCGGTTGCGCAGCTGGTCCCGCGAATAAATGCGATGGGTTCAAGCCCATCTATCCGGCAAACAGCGATGTGGGCGTTCTCTCCAATTCTATGGTGCAACAAGTATTGGCACACAATGAATTTGGCTACTCCATGTGTGGTTGGAGGCGAACAGGTCGATGAGTTTTGATGAAGTAGACCAGGCCAACATGCTTGCCGAGCGGGAACGAGATGCCAGCATTGCTGCGGTTTTAAAGTCTCAGCGTGTTGGATCTGGTCGTTCCAGTTGTATTGACTGCGAGCGTGAGATTGAGCCAGCCAGACGCACTGTAAACCCGGCGGCTGTGCGCTGCATTGAGTGCCAGCGAGAACTGGAACAAGCGCGATGAGCCCGGAAGAATTAAAAACATGGGTGGCAATTGTAATCGGCGTTGTGTCGTTAGCTGGCACTGCGTGGACGTTTCTTTCGCACCGATCTCGTGACAATTCCAGCAAGCTGGAGGAGCTGCAGGGGCGCGTGGGTGAAACCGAGGCTAGCGTCAAATCACTGGCACGAGAGATGGAGCATCTGCCCAGTAAAGAGCAAGTGCATCAGCTGGAACTGAACATGACGGAACTGCGCGGTGCAGTCACAACCATTGGCGAAAGCGTGCGCTCTTTGCGTCATACCACCGAGAATATTGACGATTTTTTGAGAAAGAATAAGGGGTCGTGATGGACTACCAGGACCACATCAACAAGGATGTACGACTGATCATCTTGAAGGCGCTACACAGCCAGGATGATTATTCGCTGAATTCGTCAATCCTGCAGACACTGCTGGAGGGCTACGGCCACACGGAAAGCCGCGATTACATCCATAATCAGCTGCGCTGGATGGAGCGCAATGTACAGGCTGTGAAGATCACAAAGGCTGGCAGTGTTCTGGTGGCAACGCTGACAAATGCGGGCCGTGATCATGTGGAGCGCAGAGCCCGCCTGGAAGGCATCAAACGCCCAAGTCCAGAGGTGTGAGCTATGAGCAAGCGCAAAGGACGCGGGCGGCTGTCCTCATTGGATCTGCTGCCGCCAGAGGCATCTAATCTTGTAGATTGGGCGGCGGAGCAACTTTCTAATCGGGACAAAACACAGCAGGAAATTCTTGAAGAGTTTAATGGCAAGCTGATTGCTATTGATCCGACGATTCAGCCAATCAGCAAAAGCGCGTTTGGTCGCCATGCCGTAAAGCTTGCGACCATGCAACGGCGTTTGAAAGAAAGCCAGTCCATTGCAAAGTCGCTGGCCGGTCAAATGAATGCCAGCGCGGTTGATGATGTGACGGTCATGGCAAGTCAGGCCATTAAAACGCTGGTGTTTGAGATCCTGACCAGTGCTGGAGAGGCTGGCCTTTCGCCCAAAGGTGCGATGGATCTGGCAAGTGCGTTGCGCTCTTCTGTTCAAGCTCAGGCAATTTCGACACGGCGACGTAAAGAGATCGAAACCGAGTTCGAGAAGAAGACCGATGAGGCGCTGGAGAAGACTGCTCAGGTTGCTGGTTTGAATTCTGATCAGGTCGCCAAGTTGCGCCGTGAGTTCTTAGGATTGCGCAAATGATGAGTGCCCAGAGCGATCCAGACCGGGTGGCGGGAAAGCCGATCCTTACCCGTGATCCCAATGAGGCAAGTCCAGATTTTACACGCGGTGCTGAGATCCCTGAGGATCTGGACCCGCTTGCCGATGGCATCTTGATGCTGCACCAAAAGGAATGGCTGGAGGATCGTGGTGATCTGAAGCTTGCCGAAAAAGGCAGGCGAACAGGTATCACCTTTGCCGAGGCTCTGGATGATACCCTGATTGCCGCCAGCAAACGTGAAGCTGGCGGTGATAACGTTTTTTACATTGGTGATACCAAAGACAAAGGCCGTGAGTTCATTGGCTATGTGGGACACTTTGCCAAAACCGTCCAGAAGGAAATGGTGGGCATTGAAGAGAGAGTTTTTTTGAAGACATCGATGCGGATGGCAACACCCGCAAGATATCCTCTTACGTGGCGCGGTTTGCGTCTGGCTACCGGGTAGAAGCACTGTCCTCACGACCTGAAAACATTCGTGGTCTACAGGGCATTGTGGTGATTGATGAGGCGGCGTTTCATAAGGACGTGCGCAACGTTATTGACGCGGTCAACGCGCTCCTGATCTGGGGCGGCAAGATCCGCATCATCTCCACTCATAACGGCGTTTTGAATGCGTTCAACGAGCTGATCCGGGAGGCGCGAACAGACGCAGCCAAGGGCAAACCAACCTGGTCTATTCACCACATTCCGTTTGCCAGTGCTGTCAGGAACGGCCTGTTCAAACGGGTTTGCATGATCAAAGGCAAAGTGTGGTCGCAGGATGCGCAGCAGGAATGGGAAGATAAGATCCGTTCAGCCTATGGCTCGCGCAAAGCAGCCATGCAACAGGAACTGGACGCGATCCCGGCTGAAAGCGAAGGTCAGGCACTCTCCCGTGTCCAGATCGAAGCCTGCATGGAAGCAGACATTCCCTATATTCGCTGGCAGGTAGAGGATGACTTCAGGGATCTGCCTGATAGCAAGCGTCAGGATCGCCTTGATAAGTTCCTGAAGCGAGAGCTTGAACCTGTTCTCAAACAGCTACCTAAAAACCTGCTGCATGTTTACGGGCAGGATTTTGCCCGCAAAGGAGATGCCTCTGCCATTGATGTAAAGTCCATTGAAACCAGTCTTGTGCGCAGAACGAGGCTGGCCGTTGAAATGCGCAATGTGCCCTTTGATGAGCAACGCGAGGTGATGGAATTCATCATCACCCGTTTGCCCCGGTTTTCTGGCGGGGCGTTTGATTCCACGGGCAACGGGGCTTATCTGGCTGAAAAAGCGGTCCAGAAATTTGGAGCCTCCATCCGCGAAGTGCACTTTTCTGAAAGCTGGTACCGCGAGAACATGCCAGCTTACATTGAAGCATTTGGCTCTAATCGATCTTTGATCCTGCCCAGGCACGATGACATCGTGAAAGACCATCAGGCGCTTTCCTTTGTGAATGGCATCATCAAAGTCCCGCAGGATTTCAGGTTCAAGGGAAGCGATGGCAACAACCGGCACGGGGATTATGCCATTGCCTCTGCTCTGGGCTTTTGGGTGAGCCAGCAAGACATTGCGGAATACGATTACATGAGTGCGAGCACACTTGCCCGCACCACAATGCAAGCTCCCAAAGATGACGATATTCAAGGCGCAACCACGTTCTCTCGCGGGTCGGTCTTTGGTAAACTGAAAGGGTTGTGGTGATGGCAAAGCCTGTCATTTATGACCTTCATGGCAAGCCCATGAAGATTAAGGAGAAGGATCTCAGCAGTGAGAGTACTGCAATGGTTCGGGCCATCTCCAACAAATTTGGCGGTATGTTCACTTCCGAGCTTACACCACCACGACTGAAGAGTATTCTGCAGTCTGCTGAAGCAGGCCAGCCTGATGAGTTTTACAAGCTGGCGGAGGTAATGGAAGAACAGGATCTTCATTACTCAGCTGTGCTCTCAAGTCGCAAGCGTGCTGTCTCCTCCCTCAGTATGCAGGTTAAGGCAGCAAGTGATGATCCCAAAGATCAGCAGATTGCTGAAGCTGTTCGCCGGATGGTGGAGCAACCTGAGTTTATCGACATGCTTGATGATGCGCTGGACGCTTTGGGCAAAGGCAGTTCAGCCATTGAAATGCTCTGGGACACCACGTCTGCTGAATGGATGCCGCGAGAGTTTATCTGGCGCGATCCAAGGCTGTTCAGGTTCCACCCAACCCGCCGTAAAACATTGCAGATGAAACGGGAGGGCTCGGTTGACGGTGAGGATCTGGTGCCGGGGAAATTCATCACCCATCTGCCTAAGCTGAAATCCGGTTTGCAAGTGCGCACAGGATTGGCACGGGTGGCAAGCTGGTCTTACCTGCTCAAGAGTTTTGCTCTGCGTGGCTGGGCTGCTTACAACGAAATCTTTGGCATGCCCTTGCGTGTGGGCAAGTTCGACAAGTCCGCCTCGGATGAGGATAAGGCCAAGCTTTTGCAGGCGGTGATTGGCATTGCCAATGATGCTGCCGGGATCATTCCCAAAGAAATGGATATTGAGTTTATTCAAAACTCAAGCCGGGGCGGTGACAGCCTGTTTGAACGTTTGCTTGTGTATCTGGATAAGCAGGTCTCCAAGGGCGTTTTAGGGCAGACCATGACCACGGATGACGGATCGTCTCTGGGGCAGGCAATCGTACATAATGATGTGCGCGAAGATATCCAGATCAGTGATGGCCGCCAGATTGCCACCACGCTGAACCGGGATGTGGTCCGTCCGTTTGTAATCTTCAATTACGGCCAGCAACCAGCTTACCCAACCATCCGCATTGAGGTGGTGGAAGCGGAAGACCTGGAACGCATGGCAAACGTTTTAGATAAACTGGTGCCTTTGGGGCTTAAAGTTCAGGTGTCTGAGGTGCGCGGACGCCTTGGGTTTGGTGATCCAGATAAGGGTGCGGATGTGCTGGGTGTTCAGCAAACTTCACAACAAGACCCGGTTAAAGCCCGCAACCAACAACAAAGAACTGAACCACAAGCTGCAGATCCGTTTGACGATGTTGGACAAGATGAGCTTGCTGATTGGCAACCGCAAATGTCTGGCCTGCTAAATCCGGTTCGCAAGCTTGCCAATTCGGCTGGTTCCTATGATGAGTTTCTGGAGGGGCTGAGTGGTCTTGCTGCCCAGATGGATGATGGGCCCCTTGCACAGAAGATCACTGATGCCACGTCGAAAGCGGCGGCTTTTGGCGATGATCGGGGGTAGAGGTGGCCGGGTTTAAGTTTGATACCAAACCCTCTCCTGAAGTCACAGGGTTTCTGAATAAGAAGGGCTTAAAGCCGTCCTTCCACTGGGCGGAGGTTTCGCCGCGAGAACATGCCTTTGGTTTTACCGTTGCCAAGGCCACCAAACTGGACGTGCTCACAACGCTGTTTGAAGAAGTTAAACGGGCACAGGCTGAAGGCATTCCGTTTGATGCCTGGTCGAAGGCTCTGCAGCCGCGTCTTGAAAAGCTGGGGTGGTGGGGCAAGGTTGATATGCTTGACCCGAAAACCGGCAAGATGGTGAAAGCTCAACTTGGAAGCCCGCGCCGGTTAAAAACCATCTATTGGGCCAATACCAGGTCGGCCAGAGCGGCTGGCTTGTGGGAGCGAGCACAGCGCACCAAGGCAGCGCTGCCTTACTTTGTCTATTCTCTGGGTCCATCACAAAAGCAAAGACCGGATCATCAGGCGCAAGCCGGGGTCACACTGCCCGTGGATGATCCGTTCTGGGATGTGTGGTTCACGCCCAATGGCTGGCTCTGCAAGTGCTGGGTCAGGCAGATATCAAAAGCTGAAGCTGACAAAAACGGCGGTGTGTCAGATCCGCCTGAAATTGAACTGAAGGAATGGACCAACCCGCGCACTGGGGAGACCCTTAAAATCCCCGAGGGCATTGATCCGGGCTGGCAGGGAAATCCGGGAAAGAACAGAGCCCGGACCCAGATCGACAATCTGAATCTGAAAATGGAAAATGCTGGCAAGCACAACGATGCTCTGCCCAGGCAGGTGATTGATGAGCTGTGGCGTTCAAAAGCGCCGCAAAGCTATTCCAGGATGAATGAGCGGGTGCATCTGCCGGTGGCTTATGTTCCGGGCCTTGCTTCAAGGCTGGATGCCAAAACGCCATTGGTGGCCGTCTCCAGTGATACCATCGCAGTCAAGGTGGGCAAGCATCGTTCTATTGAGCCAGACAAGTTTACGCTTGTGCAGCAAGTGCTGGAGGATGGCGTGCCTATTGAACGTGGTGGATCGCAGGGACTGAGTTTCTGGCTTTCAGAAAAGGATAGAATGTACGTTGTTGCGCTGAAGAAATCGAAGGATGGTTTTATGTATGTCTCAACGTTCTTTCAGTCTGACCACAGACGCTTCCAAAAAGCTTTTGAACAGTACGGAGAATGGGGAGGATGAGTGCTGGCTGTTTGGTGAGGGCGGACTCTCCTCACATGCCATTCGAGGGCACCGATCCATTTGCCTCAGCCAGCACACTAAGTATAGGCGTGGTGCCTGAGTTTGACAAGCAGGGCCTGCGGTAA